TTGGATTCCTTGCGCAAGTTATGCAAGGCAAAGAGATCTTTCCTGTTTATTCAGATGATGGTGGCGAGTTATCAACTGTTGGTAAGATTTCTGCAGATCCTGAATTAAGAGTTATGGCTGCAAAAACTTTACTTGGTAAATGTGTTCCTGATTTGAAAGCAGTAGAGATCAAAGCACAAGTTGAAGAAAAAAAGATAATAGATATAACTAGGATAAGTGATAATGACCTCACCACCATTGAGCGAGTTCTTGAACACTCTGTCATTGACGCAAGTGAGAGCAGAGAAGATGAAGAGATCGCTGAAGGAGTTTACTCGAAATTCATGGCAAGCGATTGAGCCAGGACGAGACTTCTATGACAACTGGCATATAGATGCTGTCAGTGAACATCTTCAAGCTGTTGTTGAAGGCAAGATAAAAAGATTGATAATAAATATTCCTCCTAGGCATATGAAATCAATTAGTGTTGCTGTTGCATTACCTGCGTGGACTTGGACCATCCAGCCAGAAAAAAGATTTTTGTTTGCGAGTTATGCTGGTTCACTTTCTATCAGGGATTCAGTAAAGTGCAGAAGACTGATTGACAGTCAATGGTACAAAACTTATTTTGGAGATATGTATAATCTTACATCTGATCAGAATCAAAAGCAAAGATTCGAGAATGATAAAACTGGTCAGAGAATCGCAACATCTGTAGATGGAGCATTGACTGGTGAAGGTGGTGATATAATAGTTATTGATGATCCTCACAATGTAAGAGAAGCAGAATCTTCCACAGTTAGACAAGGTGTTCTTGACTGGTGGGATCAAGCGATGCAGACTAGATTGAATGATCCAAAGACTGGTGCCTTTATTATTATAATGCAGAGAGTTCATGAGAACGATCTCACTGGCCACATATTAGGGAATGAATACAATGCTTGGGATCATCTATGTTTACCTGCAAGATATGAAGTCGGACATCCAACACCAACAAGATCTACTCTCGGATTTGGGGATCCTCGAACGAAAGAAGGTGAGTTGTTGTGGCCAGAGAGAGTGGACGAGAAAACTCTTGAGACTCTTGAAACGAGTCTTGGGACATACGCAAGTGCAGGTCAATTGCAGCAGAGACCAATGCCCAAAGGTGGTGGGATATTAAAATCCAAATGGTGGGTGCCATGGGAGAAAGAAGAACTGCCACATATTGAATATGTAATACAAAGTTACGATACTGCATTTTCTACAAAAGAAAAAAGTTCTTATTCTGCTAGAACAACATGGGGAGTCTTTAGAGAAGATGGGCAGGTAAATGCTATTGTTATTGAGATGTGGTATGATAGAGTTACATATCCTCAATTAAGAAAACTTGCTCAGGAGTCTTATGATGATTGGCAACCAGATGCAGTTCTGATAGAAAAGAAAGCTTCTGGTCAAAGTTTGCTACAAGATTTGCGCATGGCAGGTGTACCAGTTTTGGCTTATAATCCTGATAGAGACAAGGAAGCAAGAGCTCACGCGAGCAGTGCATTATTAGAAGATGGAAGAATTTACTTTCCTTCTGACAAAAAATGGGCTAAAAATTTAATAGATATATGTGCAGCATTTCCTGCAGGCGACAATGATGATATAGTTGACACATGTACACAAGCATGGTTAAGATTAAGAAAAGGTTGGTTTATAACACATTCAACTGATTATGATGAAGATAATGAGCAACCTCAAAAAAGGATGACATTCTATGGCTAAATCCCCAACAGTTATTCCATTCGCAGAAAGTATGCCTGCTGACGACTTCCAAATAGAGAAGATAAATGACGATGAAGTTCTTATTGGTGATCCTAGTCTTGATATTGTAGAAGAAGATAAAACTGCTTTTGATGAAAACCTAGCAGAGTCAGTTAGCAAGAACGAGCTGGATGAAAAGTCAGGCTCTCTGATCAGTAGTTATGAGTCTGATAAAGAAGCAAGATCTGAATGGGAACATAGATATAAACAAGGTCTTGAAACATTAGATCCTGAAGGTGGTCAGCAAGAGGAAGAGAATCAAAGAGCAACAAGAGGTCTGAGCACAGTTGTTCATCCTATGATTGCTGAAGCAGCAACTCAATTTAATGCAAGAGCAATAGCAGAATTATATCCATCAGGTGGTCCAGTTAAAACAGTTATTGTTGGCGAGCCAAATGAAGAACTAGAAGAGCAAGCCAGAAGAGTCAAAGACTATATGAATTATCAGATCACTCAAGAGATGCCTGAGTATTTCCCTGATCTGGATCAAATGTTATTTCAGTTGCCTTTGGTTGGGCATACTTTTAAAAAGGTATGGTGGGATGCAAACTTAGACAGACAGTGTTCGCAGTTTGTAAAAGCAGAAGACTTTATTGTATCACCAGAGAGCAAAGATTTATATACATCATCAAGATATACACATCTGATCAGAATACCAAGAAATGATTTTAACAAATATGTAAAAGCAGGTTGGTATCTACCAAGTAAATATTCATCAGATGATATTGATCCATCTGGAGATATAGGCAGTGAGATTGAAGGTGTTGATCCTTATGGCGACTCTTCTGATGAGGTTATGACTTTATTAGAGATGCATGTTTATGATTCGTTTGAAGGAATAGATAACATAGATGACGATGATGAGAATGCAGTTGCCTTGCCTTATGTTGTTACAATAGACTATGATTCTGAAAAGATTGTAAGTATCCGCAGAAACTGGATGCAAGAAGATGAGCAACAAAAAAGAAGAGATTGGTTTGTAAGTTATAAATTTCTTCCTGGAACTGGCTTTTATGGTTTTGGACTTTTCCATATGATTGGTGGACTAGGTAAAGCTGCAACTGGATCTCTTAGAGCATTGTTAGATTCCGCTGCATTTGCAAATATGCAAGGTGGATTTAAATTAAAAGGTAGAGTGACAGGTGGCGATATGCAAATCAATCCTGGAGAGTTTGCTGATCTTGATGCCACAGTTGACGATGTAAATAAAGCAATAATGCCTTTACCATTTAAAGAGCCAAGTGGTACATTGTTTAATTTAATGAATGCGATAGCTGATGCTGGTCGCAGATTCGCAAGCACTGCAGATCTAAACGTCGGAGATGCAAATCCAAATGCACCTGTCGGTTCAACTGTTGCTTTAATTGAACAAGGCAGTAAATCATTTTCAGCTATACACAAAAGATTGCATTATTCACAAGGTCAAGAGTTTAAATTATTATCAAAATTAAATGCAATTTACTTACCTGAGTCTGGTAATTTCTCTATGGCTGGTGCAACAGGAATAATATATGCTGCAGACTTTGATGATCGTATAGACATTATTCCTGTTAGTGATCCGAACATATTTAGCACTGCACAAAGAATCGCACAAGCTCAGGCAATATTACAGATGAGCCAAGCAGCACCTCAGCTACATGATCAATATGAAGCATACAAAAGAATGTATGAAGCTATAAGAATAAATAATGTTGATGAGATATTAAAAGCTCCAGAAGAAGCAGCAAGACTCGATCCAATAGATGAAAACCTTAGCACGATGTATGGTAAACCAATAAGAGCTTTTCCTGAGCAGGATCATGAATCTCATATCGCAGTTCATTTACAGTTTCTTTCAGACCCATCGCTTGCAGGGAATCCTGGAGCAAAAGCTATGCAACCAATATTAATTGCACACGTTGCTGAGCATATAGCATTATTATATCGCCAGAGAATGCAGGCAAGTATAGGAGTTTCATTAGCACCATTGCCAAATCTGCTTGATCCTAAATTTAAGTTTGAGAATATAAGTCCAGAACTCGACATGCAAATAAGTCAGAGAGCAGCAGAGGTTGTAGCACAATCTCCTCAGATGGCTGCAATTAAACCATTGGCTGCATTAGCACAGCAGCAGCAACAACAGAATCCATTACAATATGCACAACAACTCGCAGCACTTGAAGCACAAGCACTTCAAGCAAGGACACAAGCACAGATTCAAGCAGATCAAGCCAAAGCTCAACAAAAACTTGCAATCAACGAAGCAGAAGCTAAGCAAGATCTGCAAATTGAACAAGCAAAACTTGCAGCAGACCTTGAAGCGAAAGTTAAAAAACTTGAATTAGAACTACAACTAGAGCGAGAAAAAAATCAAATTAAAATGCAACAGGAGATAATTAAAAATGGCTAGTAAAGAAGAAATAATGCAACAGATGCAAACTCTTTTAGGAAAAGGAGCAACTTCTGATAAAGAGATGTCAATGATGAATGAAAATTTAAAAATGGCATCAGGAGCAGGAGCAACTTCTGATATGGAGATGAAAATGTTATTAGAGAATATTGACAAAGGACTTTCCCCTGGAATGAGAAGTCCTGGAGCAGGAGCAACTTCTGAATTAGAGATTGCTGCAATCAAAGAATCAATAGCTGATCTTGAAACTATGAAGGATTTAGTTTCTATGGGAATGACACCTGAACAAGCAATGGATGAAATATCAAGAATGAAAACTAGTCCTGTTAATCCAAGTGCTTTTAGTGGAGCAGTAGAAGGTGCTGCAAGTGCTGGAGGCATGGGAGCATTAGGTGCAATGTCAGATAAAGATATGGCTGCATTTTTACAAGCTCAAGTTGCAAAATCCAGAGAAGATAGAGGCATGGGAGCATTATCAGGAGTTCCTGCAGGTAATCAGATGCCAATGCCAAGACCAACAATGATGCCACAATCTATGGGGCAAGACAGAACATTCAATCCAATGGATAGAATAACACCAACGAATGCTCCATCAACATAAGAGGTATTTATGGCGACAAATGCAAATATAGGAGCTCTTGGCAGTTTAAGTAAAGAAGCATATGGTTCTCTTAAATCTGGTTTTGATAGAACTAATCCAGCTTTTTCACTAGGACCACTCGATGTAACCAGAGGTCAAGTGATGAATACAATGTTAGGATTTACACCTTTCGGTGTTCCTGCACAAGTGATGAATGCATATACTTCTTATAATGCAGAAAAAGCAGCACAACAAGCACTTGGTCAGAATATAGGACTTACAGATACAGCCAAAGGAATCATGGGCTTAGGAACTACATCGCTGGACACTGCCAGAGGTATTGCTGACACTAACAAAGATAACAAAGTATCTACAAGAGAAGCTCAGAACTTTGGTATGCAATATGGCAAGATGACTGCTTACAATGTTGGACTAAACCCAATGTCAGGCTATACGCCAAATACTGTATCCATACAAGGTTTAACTCCATTTGGTAAAACTGATCCTGATGCTGGACTCGGTGGTATAAATACAACTGGGCAAGTGGCTGATGTTATGACCCAACAACAAGTAGACGATATGTTTAGTGGCATTGATACTACAAGTGGTGTTACAGGTCTTGGTGGTGGTAAAGGTGCAAGTTATACTGGCATTACTAATTTTTCACCAACAGAAGGAGTGGATACATCAGATCCAGAATCTACTGGTTCTACTGGTGTAAGTGTTAGTAATCAAAGTTATGCTGACGATGCACAAAGTTCTGGAACTGGTGGTGGTGGTGGAACATACATATGCACAGCATTATATGAAATGGGTGATATGAAAACATATATATACAAATATGATCAGATATATGGTAAACGTGTTGATCCAGCAGTTTATAGAGGATATGAGCTTTGGGGGAAATTTTTAGCTAAACAAATTAGAAAAAAAGGTTTAACATATAAGATTGTAAAACCATTAGCATTGGCTTGGGCTTATCAAATGGCTTATGACTTATCAAAAGGTAAAAAAGGCAGAAATAATAAACCTGTTAAAATACTTAAAACGATTGGCGAAGGAGTTTGCTATGCTCTTGGTCAAATTTTTAAAAGGAGATTCAAATGGCAGAAATCAATGTAGAGAATATGGAAGACAATGCAGCATTGTTTATGGAGAAGATGGGCTTTCCTCATGATGCTCCTGGACTAGAACTAACTGATCAGCAGGTTGTAAACTTTTTATTATTATGTCATCAAGAAATGATTATGCCAGAGGAAGAAGAATCTGAAGAAGAACATATGGATGGTGATGTTAAAGTTAAAGTAATGAAAGTTGATAGTGGCGACATGCGTGGTATCATGGACGAGATACTTGGTCATGGTGGTCCGAAAGTTAGTATGTAATTATGCCATTTAGTAAATATTCCCCAAAGCAAAAGAAGTTGGCAGCAATGGCTGGTAATAAGAAAAAAATTACTGGAGCAGATCTTAAAAAACTTGCTAGTCTAAAAAAGAAAAAGAAAAAGACTAGGAAAGCATAATGTCATTATATGCAAACATACATGCTAAACGTAAAAGAATAAAAGCAGGATCAAAAGAGAAGATGCGTAAAAAAGGTGCGAAAGGTGCACCAAAAGCATCAGCATTTAAAAGGGCAAAGAAAAGTGTCAAAAAGAAAGTTTAAAAAAGTTCCTAAGACTAAAAAAGGTGTACCAAAGAAATATGTTGCTGGTGCAAAGAATCCAAAGGCAAGGGAAAAAGAAATTAAAAGGACTGCAAAACTATATCGCGAGGGCAAGTTAACACCTGCTATGATGGACAGAATAAGTAAAAAAAGGAGCAAATCATAATGGCAGAAACTAAAAAGAAAAAAGGTGGCAAATATGCAGGCATTCCTGGAGCGAGTCGTTTCTCAAAAGAAAAATTAGATAAGGTATACAAAAGAGGACTTGGTGCATATTATTCATCAGGAAGTAGACCAAAGACATCAGCCAATGCTTGGGCTATGGGCAGAGTTAAATCTTTTGTCACTGGTAAAGGTGGTGCAAGAAAAGCAGACGCAGATCTACTAAAAGGAAAAAAGAAAACAAAAAAAGCATAGGAGTGCAAAATGGCAAAAGGTGTAAAACATTATTTTAAGAATGGTAAAGAGCATAAAGGTGCTACACATAAAGATGCAAAAGGCAGAGTTATGTCTGGTAAAACTCATACAGCATCAAGTAAGTTTTTAGTGCATAAAAAAGATTTATCAGCAACAGCTAAGAAAGTGGCTAATGCTTAATGGCAACATTTAAAGGCAAAAAGGTTACACTTAATAAACCTAGACGCATTGGTAAAGGTGAAACTTCTTATGGTAAAAAGAAGTCTGTTGTTTATGTAAGCGATGGAGATAAGGTTAAACGAGTTACATTTGGTGATCCTAATATGAGAATTAAAAAGAATCAAAAAGGTCGCAGGAGCAATTTTAGAGCAAGACATAATTGTGATACTCCTGGACCAAAAACAAAGGCAAGATATTGGTCTTGTAAGGCATGGTGATATGGCTAGTGCAAAAGTAAAAAAGGTTGCAAATGCAGAAATAAGAGCAGCAAAGAGTTTCCTTGAACGCAGAGGATTAACTTCTGATGAAGTAAGTCCTAAAAAGTTTGCCACTGCAGCAAAGAAACTGGATAAAGGTTTTACAGAAACTCTAAATATATTAGTTAAAGAATTAAGTGGTGGTCAAGTCTAATGGCTGAAATGGAGATGTTAAATCAGTTACCAACTGCAGCTTCTGATCGAAGTTATAAGTTCAGCGATGATACACTAAGAGATACATCAACTAAATATTTAACAGGAGCATTGTCAGGATTAGGTATGTCAGATGCTAATGCTCTAAGATTTGCAAGAGATTTTACAGGTCGTACAGATATGGATGATATTGGTCAGAGCTTGGGAGTCTTAGATTTTACTCCTGCTGGATTAGTTTATGGTGTTGATGAAGCAGTCGATCAGTTTCAAACTGCAGAAAAGCCAATAGATTATATTGCTCCAACAGTCGGTCTTGGTCTAAGTGCAGTTGAAGCATTCCCAGTAACTAAAATCATGACTAAACAATTAAGAGGACTCTTAAAAAATATAGGTAATAAAGCTGTATCAGATGCACCAGTTGATATGAGTAAAAGAAAAGCGATGACAACTATCGCAGCAGCACCATTAGTCGCAGGAGCATTAAGTGAAATTCCTGTTAAGAAAATTACTGATAAAGCTATTCCAGTTGATAATTCTAAAATCATTGAATCAATAAAAAAAGACTTTCCTAACGATATTGAAGAATTAAATCCACTCAAATTAAAAAAATATTTCTCCTCTTCAAAAAAACTTTTTGAATGGCTAGATAGTGGTGTAATGGATAATCTAATGATGCCAGATGCTAAATCATATTTAAAAGATTTCGATGGAGATTTTTTAAAAGCAAATGATAAAATGTTAGAAGAGATAGGGAATCTTATTGATTCTATTCATTATGATAAACACTATGAAGCAACAGGAACTGATTTTTTTAAAGAGAACATTACAGATATATTAATAGAAGATTTAACAAAAGTCGCTAAATAATGGCAGCATCATCAAAAATATTATCGCCTATGTTAACAAGCTGGTTTGAGAGTCTTGCTCGTAAGATGCAACCTAATCTTATAGATCGTTTTTCTAAGCCACCAAAGTATTCTGCTGGTAAAGATCCAGAGTCTTTAATAGAAGAAGCTGGTGAAAAAGCTAAAAGTCTTGAGGAAAAAGCTCCAGAGTTTTTTGATATGATTGAAGCAAAAGATTTATACAGTGGTCTTAAAAGAGCTCAATCAGGAGAAACTGCTATGGGTTTAATTAATCCTGCTGATTTTAGAAAGATTGCAGCACCATTGCCTGATGATGCTCCTCTTAATTCTGTTGAGAGAAAGTTTGGCTATGATTATTCTATGGGTCTTGTAAATAAAAATGTCAAAGAAATAGAAGATCTTATAAGAAATAAAATATTATTAGGAGATGCAACAGGCTCTGGAGTCCCAGAGCTTGGTTTAGAAAATATAGATAATAAATTGCTACAGGCAAGATTTCATGAAGGTCGTCACAGAAACAGAGCATTGAAAAATTTAGGATATGATAAATCTTTAGTTGAGGTTTTACCATCTACATACAGAGGAGACATAGTAACTTATAAACCAGATGTCGATCAGTTTTTAAATCTTCCAAAAGATACAAAAATTTATAGCGAGATGCGTGAGGGTCCATTGTCTAACGATCCAGAACCTCAAAATGTTGGTACATTAGGTGATATAATAAAGTTTTTAAGTGTTGGTGGTATAGCAACAAAAGGTGCATTAAGCCAGTTGCCTGAAGAATAATATTTACTAATTGATAGGAATTACTTAAAATGAATAGAACGCAATTCTCATCATTAATATCTAAAGGAGGTAGAAAAATGAAATATGGTAAATCAAAGATGGTTAAGCCAAAAATTAAGAAAATTAAAGGCAAAAAAAAGATTAAGAAATATGGAAAAAAATAGTAAAGACGTACAAGTCTATGTAACTGGCGTATCAATGACAGGAGAGGTAAAGCTAGATGAACACAATAGAACTCCTGAAGAAGATAAAGCTAAATCTGAGGGAGAAGAAATCTGCAATAGCAGAGAAGATGATTGAAGGTCGAATATCTGATTTTCAATTATATCAAAAAGACGTTGGTATAGCTCAAGGATTAGAAGATGCTTGTGCCATTATCGATGAAACATTAAACAAACTAGACGAAGGAGATGAATAGACATGCCTCATCAACATGAAGTAGCAAAGATTTATACTGACGAAGAGTCTAAATCTACAATCGGGCAACATCAGTTGCCTGTTCCTATGGGTTGGAAAATACTTATACAACCAAATCAAATCAAGCAACAGACTAAAGGTGGCATATTGTTACCGACACAAGCTAAAGACAATGAAGCATATTTAACTGCTCATGGTCAAGTTGCTGGAGTTGGAGAATTAGCATATCGAGATAGAAACACTGGTGATAGATGGAAGCAATCTGTCATACCTAAAGCTGGGGACAGAGTTACATATGGAAAATATGCTGGTCAAAAATTAGTAATCAATGGTGTGAGGTTTCTTTTACTCAACGATGACGAGATAACATCTATCTTGCCTGAAGGTGTAGAAGTAACAGCATATTTATAATTAGCGAATAACTTGGAGACGCAACCATGGAAGAAGAAAAGAATCCAGTATTGGATGAAATAAATAAAGAGATCGAAGAAACCAAGAAAAAGTCTGGTGATGATTTCGAGATCGAGATTGCTGAAGAACAAACAGAACAAGTAGAATCAAAAGAGGATTCTAAAGAACAAGTTCCTGATATTGACCTTAGCAAAAGAGTTCAGGCAAGAATAAATAAAATTACTGAACAAAGAAGATCAGCAGAGCTTGAAACAAAAAGAGCTCAAGAGGAAACTGCTCAACTTAAAGCTAGACTTGATCGTCTTGAAAAAGGCTCTGAAACTCAAGCACAGAATGAATTTCAGAATAATTATGATTTAACTAAAAAAGCATTACACAAAGCATTTGAAGAAGGTGACACTGATGCTCAAGTAAATTTCTCTGAGCAGTTAGCTGATATGCGTGCTGCAATTAGGATGTCTGAACTTCAGAAACAAATGCAGCAAACTCAGGCAGTTTCACCAACAGTTGGTCGTGCTCAGCAAACTGCTACAAATCCAGCTCCACCAAAAGCTATGGACTGGTGGCAGAAAAATAATTGGTTTAACTCTAAAGGATATGAAAGAGAAACTGCTGCAGCAAGAGCAATAGATGTACAACTTGATTTAGAGGGACACGATAAGAATTCAGAAGATTATTACATTAATTTAAATAATCGTTTACAAAAAATGTTTCCCGAGTTAATATCAGGGAGTGACCAGACTAAGACCAGAGTAAAAAGCAGACAACCAGTATCACCAACTGCAGGTGGCTCTACTTATAAAGGTAACAGAGTTCGCATGACACAGGATCAGTTACGAATGGCGAGAGAGCTTGGAATTAATGATGAGGCAGGTCTTAAAAAATATGCTTCTGAAATACAGAAAAGTCAAAGGAGTTAATCATGACTGAGAAAAGAAATGTTCGTGCGAGTGAAGTAAGAGAAAGTGTTCGAGATGAGGAGTCAAGACCTCAAACTAATTGGACACCACCAGCATTGTTGGATGCACCAGAGCCAAGATCTGGATTTGTTCAACGATGGGTTGCTACCTCGATTCAGGGGAAGGACACACCTGACAACGTATTTAAAAGAATGCGCGAAGGGTGGGAAGCTCGCCCTGCTAGTACTGTGAAAAGTAAGTTGTTTCCGACTATTAATCATGGACAGTGGGAAGGTTGTATTGGGATTGAAGGAATGTTGCTCTGTGAAATGCCTGAAGAAAAACATAAGCAAATGAAGGCTTATTATTCTAACAAGAGCGTGGAGCAAAACGAATCACTCGCAGGAGACCTTGATGCGTTAGGACGAAAAACTGGACAACCAATCTTTCAAGACAGAAAGAGTTCAGTGAGTGGTGGTAGGCAAATGTCTGCCATGGAAGATTAACCAAACTTAGAAGGAAGAAAAAATGGCAAATGTTGATGCTGCTTTTGGGTTAGCACCCATCCGTCATCTAAGTGGTAATGGTTACTCTCGTGCTAATAAATATACTATTGCTTCAGGATTAGCTGAAAACATCTTCACAGGAGATGTAGTCATAATCATTGCAGCTGGGGTTATTACACCTCACACTGCAACAGAGGTTAATAATATAGGTGTTTTCGCAGGAGTATCATATACTGCAGCAGATGGCTCTTATGTTTATTCACAATATTGGCCATCAGGCACAGTTGCAACTGATATAATTGCATATGTGTACGATGATCCATATACAGTGTTTAAAGCACAATCCGCAGGAACTACTGCACAGACAAACATAGGAAACTGTTGTGACCTTGTTGCTGGTGCTGGTTCTACTACTACAGGTCAATCGGGTTTTGAATTATCAGGAACTATGGCAGCAGGAACTGCCAGTTGTAAAATTCTTGGTCTTTATGAAACTGCAGATAATGCCTTTGGTGCAAATGCAATAATGGAAGTACTTATCAATGAGCATCTGCTCAAAGATAGTGCTGGAATATAGGGAGATTTATAAATGGCAATGAATAGAGCACAATTCGCT